CGTCGCGTTCAACGAGGCCGACGACAGGCATCTTACCACCCGCACCACCGCCGACGCCTTTGCGCTTACTGGCGTGCTTGTTGCTCTCTTTGCCGCCGACATAAGTCTCGTCAACCTCAACGACCTTACCTTCGCCGCCAAGCGGGCCAGCCTTGGGATCGTGGGCCGCCTCGCGGAGGCGGTGGAACAGGAACCACGCCGTCTCGTAATTCGTGGCGATCATGCGTTGCAGTTGCAGCGCGCTGAAACCCTTCTTTGAAGACGCCATGATTTGCGCCGCGAGAACCCATTTCGAAAGCGGTATTTTCGATCGCTCCATGACCGTCCCAACCGTGACCGTGAACGGCTTGCGGCATTCCTTGCACTTGTAGAGGCCAGGGCGCGTCGTCTTGCCCTGCATCAAGGTCACGCGCTTGGGATCGCAGTTGCCGCAGTGTGGGCAAGTCGGCCCTTCAGGCCAGAGGAGCTTTTCAAGGTGGGCGCGAGCCGCGTCGTCATCGTGGTAGATCGCGGCGCGGATATCGAGTTTACCGGAAGACATAGGGAAATCCTCACTTCTGAGGAAACTCTAGATCATGTGGTGTGGTATGTCAACCGGATAGTTCCCAAAAGAGAGCGCGTGTCATGCCCTCCCCTTCTGAGACAACTGAATTATCAGAGCCGTTACGTCATTCGTCGTCAGTTGAAGATTCCTCGTCACTGTGCGCCCTTGATCCGGCAACTCGACAAAAAGGGTTAATCAAGCACTGTTGTCTTGACGCTTCTGAATTGAAAATCCTTCAAGACGATAATTTGCCCCGATCTGAAGTGACGCTTGGTCAATCGGAACTACGTTTCCAGTTGCGACTTCTGCCTGGAGCGCCCCTGCAATCGCTGGAATCTGTTCACGATGAAGTACGACCGATCGGGTATCATCGTTGCGATCTGAGAAAATCAGTTTGACGTGCTTGTTGTCGTCATAGGCGAGTACTTCGCAGCCTGCCATGAAAAACGGAGGTTCCGTGTCAGTCATGACGACGCCTGCCGCCGCCACGACCACGCTGGCGCCCTGAAACGAAACGGCCCCGCGCCGTCTATCATCCAGCGCGGGGCCTCGTATCGATCCTCTAATAGGACCGTCACCGGTTCCTGGCAAAGCGCATCACCTCCTCACTTCTTGCGGCCCTTCTTCGCCGGATGCGCGTAAGCGCCAAGCCGGCTGATCGGGTTCGACGTCGCCGGCTTGACCACAGCGGGAGCCGGCGTGGCGCGCGAGCCCGCTGGCGCGATCGCGCCGATCGGCTTGGCAGGCACAACGCCCATTGCTCCGGTCTTCTTCATGCTGACCTCCTATCTTTTCACGTAGCCCGGATTAGGCTGGACAATCGGCGTTGGCCGCTGCTTGGGCGTCACCGCGGTCGGCGGCAGCGCGACGCCGCGATAGCCGCCGGCAATCGCCTTGGCGCCGACGCGCGCCAGGAACTTCGATGAAACGCGGCTGGCGCCCTGGCTGGCGCCGATGATCGGCCGCTGTCCGTTGGCCGCCGCGGCGGTGAACAGATTGTCGGCCTGACGCTGCATCACCGGCGGCAACTTAGGCGCCATCGTCTCGCCCATGCGAATGTTGTCCTTGAGATCGGTCAGCTTGTTGTCGTGCATGACGATCTCGGCGGTCTTGTCGATCGCCTGAACGCGGATGTTGGCGCCGATCTGCGCCGGGGCCTGGCCGCTCTCCAGCATCGCTTTGAGATTGGCCATCTGCTGCTTGAGATCGGCAATCTGCGCCTTGTCGGAGCAGCGCTTACTCGGGCAGGGCGGGTCTTTCTTCGGCTCGGCGCGGTAGGTGCGCGTCCAGACGTGACCGCATTTCTCGCATTCGAAAGTGACGCGCTTCATCTTCGGACCCAGATAGGTTTCCGAATCGACCCACTCAGCGCTGATCGCTTCGGTCATCCGCGCGCCGCCTCGCGCTTGAAGTTCTTGTTGAAAATCGCCCACGGCACGCGTTTTCGACCGAGAATGGTCGGGACGCGCGGCGTCGTCTTCCACTGATTGCGGCGCACCGCGCGACAGACTTTCATTCCTCGTACCTCCGCCAGCCGAGCGGCTCGAAACCGATGCGCCGCCCGCCGCTGTTGCGCTCGGTGAAGAAGCCGACCGGCTCGAATCGCAGCGTCTCGCGGCTGAACGCCCGCGTCGTGCGCCACTGGACGATCGTCTCAGCCACGCCGTCAGGCGTCACCGCGACCAGCGCGTGGTCGTAGGGCGCCTCGCCGTAGCGCCCAGGCTCGGGCGGCGCCGGCATGTCGCGCCACTCGACTTTCGGCGGCGCGTCGTCGAACAGATTCTCGCCCGCCTTGAGCGCAACGTTCGCCGGCTGCGCGTGCTCATGCTGTGCTCTGGCCATCAAACCAATCCTGTTTCGGTCATCCACTTCGGCGGTGGAACTTCCTCATTAGCCCGTTCCTCGGCCGAAGCCAAGAAACGCTCGACGATCGACATCGTCCGGCCGCGCAATCGCTGCGCCTGATCGGTGCTCTCGGACTGCGTCACAACCTCGTAAGTCAGCCCTTGCGCCAGCATGTCGCGCCGCACCCAATCGACCCAGGCCTTGACGGCGAAGGCGGCGGCGAACACCCGGTCGTCCTTGCACTCCTCGTCACGGCTCTCAGGGGCCCCGATCTCGCCGTCATTGACGACGACGAGGCTCATCTCTCTGAGCAACCCAAGCGAGCGGATGACGAGCTCATGGCTGGAATAGGCCCCGCGGTAGCCGTGCATCAGCGGCGGTTTGGTGCGCGAGGTCGTATTGAAGTTCGCGAGATAGCCGGCGCCGAGAGAATCAGGCCGGTGATAGAGATACCAGCGCGCCTGCTGGGCGGCGTCCTCCCAGCCGCGGTCGGCGACCGTCTTGCCGAAGTGCTCGGTGCGCAGCAGCTGGCGGAGATGCTCGAACTCGGTCATCACGAGCTCGCCCGGGCCTTGGATCTCGACGTTGATCATGCAGTCGCGGTAAGCCGCCGCCAGATGGAACAGCACCCAGGCGGCATGCTTGACGTCGGAAGCCATCACGTATTCGGCGACCTGGACGAGCCGATCGGCGTAGCAGCGCCAGACCAGGATTGCGTTATGATCCTTGTGATCGTTGCGCCCGTAGGCCGGGTCGAAGCCGATGACGTAGCGCGCGCCGTCGCGCGGCTCCTCCCAGACCTTCAACTCGACATTGTCGACGTCGTCGACCTCGGGGTCCATCTTGACCATGGCGAAGTGGAAGAAATCATCGCCGACCTCGTAGCGGTAGCCCTGGAACAACGGCAGGTCGTCGGTCAGCCGCTTGATGTCCTGGCCGAGCACCGCGTTCTGAAAGAACGAGTAGCCGGTCATCACGAAGGCCTGCTGGTCGGTCCACGGTTGGTTCTGATCGAGCAAACCCTGCTCGGCGCCGGCCTTCGACTGCTTCCAGCGGTACCACGCAAGCTGCTCAGGGGTGACGCGGTGCCCGTAGAGCCGGGCGACGTCGACGATGTTGCGATGCTCTTCGCCGCTGACGGGATAGAGCCCGTAGACCGCGAAGCGCGGATCGCTGCGCTCGATGCGGTTGGTGTCGCCTGACCACCAGCCGATGAAGAACGAGCGCTGCATCGGATCATTGACGCCGGCGTACCAACGCGTGCGCCAGTGGTTCATGCCGTCGGCGGTCGACTCGAAGATATAGAGCCGATGCGGATTGGTCTGCGCGAAACGTTCCTCGAGCGACTTGACGCCCTCGACGTCGCCGTATTTGGCGATCTCGGTCAAATGGCACATGGCGTAGCCGACGCCCTCGGCCCAGGAGAGGCCCTTCTTCTTGGTGCCGGCGACGAGCAGATCAAGACGCCCGCCATTGCTGAAGTGCATCGCGGTGCGGTTGTTCTTGACGATGCGAAAGCTGTCGCCGAAGTAGCCGTCCGGGAAACTCTCGATGTACTTCGTCAGGAGATCGCGGTTGGCGTCGCGCTTCTTCTCGTCGTCGGTGACGAGCGCGCCGATCATGTTCGGGTGCAGCGCGAACCAGAAGACGTCGATCGCCAGCGAGATGGTGGTGACGCCGAGCTGGGCGGACTTCAGGCAATTGAAGACATGAACGCCTCGATCGAGCCCGCCGCCGACCTCCTGCAGGAACCGGCGTTGGCTCTCCCACATGATGAGCGGATCGCCGCCCTCGGCCGAACTGGCGGATTCCTTCGACGAGATGCGTAGATCGCGTGCGAAGTCCTCGAATAGCTTGAGCCAACGCGAAGAGCGGAGCTTGGCCATCAGAAGCCCCAGACCGGCGCGTCGCTGCGAAACTTATGCTCCTTGAGAATCTCGATCGCCCGCGTGACAGCGGCCTGCTCGTCGCGGACGATCTTGAGACCGAGATCGCCGACGCGCGCCTCAAACATCTTGCCGATACGATTGTCACCGCCACGCGCGCCGAAGCGCCGGGCGATCGATCGCAGCCGCTCGCCGTCGCGCCTGAGCCACGCGATCTTGTCAGCCAAGAGGCGCTGGTGCTGGTCGAGCGTCTTAGCCGCGTCGGCGACGACGTCGAATTCCTCGAAGCGTAAGTGTTGCCGGGCGATTTCGGCCAGTACCTGATCGATAGCGTTCAGCGCGATGTTGAGCGCGACGGCCTCGGTCTGATCGGCCGCCTTCTCCTCGATCTCGCCGGTGGCGTCATAGCGCGCCCGGCGCTGCGCATTGAGAAGAACGTCCTGGGCGGTTGTGACCAGCGCGAACGATTCACGCGTGCCGCCGGCGTCGGGGTGGGTGCGCTTGGCGGCGCGCCGGTAGGCCCGGCGGATCGCGTCGGGCGGCGCATCGCGAGGAACGTCGAGCGCGGCGTAGAGATCGGCTGTCATCGCAGTCCCATCTCGTCGCGGTAGTCCTTCTGCTTAGCCTCATCGTTCCAAGCCGAATCATCCGCCGCGTGAGCGCTGGCTTCTGCGACAAACACCGAAGGATCGCCGTCGGCTTCCGCGACGATTTGATCATCGCCGGCCGGAGTCGATTCCGGCCTGTCGAAGCCCGCCTCGATAGCGCGCTCTGCGGCCTCGCGAAATCGAAACCAGAGCGGCTGAATGTCGTATTCCGACGGCACGATGTAGCCGACGACATTGTTCATCAGCAGCGGATGGTAGCTCACGGTCCGCGTGTCGGGATCAAGCCCGGTGACAGCCGCCGCGATGATCCTGGCAAGCTCTTCGATCCGTGTCACGACTGCAAACCCTCTCCCGCGTAGGTCCGGCGCAGCATCTCGTCGAGACGCGCGACCATGTCAGCCGGCGCCGCCTCGGGAAAAGCGTTGCTGCCGATCGAGAGTATTTCGTCATCCTCGTCGAACACCAGGACGAGCGCGTAGACAGCGCCGGGATTGCGATCAACCAGCTTACGACAGAACTCGGAGACCTCGTCACTGTGCTGCGTCTTCTCGATCATCAAAACATTCTCTCCCTGGAGGCGAACGCGATCCGGTTCTCGAAGACGCGCGGCGCGCGCACGCGCTCCCACGCCGCCGGGTTCTGAACGCCCCAGGCGACGGCGTCGGCGATGGCCCGCTCGCGGACCGACGCCGGCCGCGGCAGCTGGGCGGCGAGATCGGGCAAGCGCCGCGCGTGCAGCCCGAGATAGCCCAGCGAAGCCGAGGCGAACTCGGCCGAGATATAGTTCGAGGAGAGCCGGTCCGATTCGATCACGTCTCCACCCTCCGCCTGCGCATCTCGTCGATACCCTCGTCGATCAGAACTCGCGCCGCCGCCGTCTTGGACTGGCCGACCGTCGCCGCATAAGCCCGCAATTTATCGAGCAAACCAAGATCCATCGGGATCGTCAGCGGATGCCGCTTGGCCGCCGCGCCCTTGCTGGGAGCGCCCTTTCGTCCGTCGACCACGGCTAGCCGCCCCCTGTCACGGCTTGGCGTCCGCCGGCTTCAATGCGTCGAGCTGCTTCTGCAGCGCCTGGAGCTTGACGTTCGCCGCGTCGAGCTCGGCCTGGAGACGATCGGCGTCGCCCTGGTTCTGGATGGCGCGGTTCTCGGCGGCGTTCTTCTCGTCCATCAGCAGCGCCAGCCCGGCGCGCATGCGCGACGCGGCGGCCGCGTCGACCGTCGCCGGCGGCGCGATCGGGCTCTGCGCCAAAGCGGACCCGGTCATCAACACTGCGAGCGACACAACTATCGCACGGCGCATCACGTATCCTCCTGCGAAACATCGACGGAATGCGGCTCGTGGTGAACGACAGGCTTGGGCGCGGGCTCCGAAAATCCCACCGCGAAGCCGACGACAACCGCTGCGATCAGAAGGTAGAGCGTACTCACTGCGGCCGCGCTCCCTCGGCGGCGCCCGAGACCTCGTCCAGAGCGTACGTCTCGGAGCGGACGTACTCTCCGCACGGCAAGCTCGGATCGACGGTCGGGTAGGCTGACTGGATCGTCGCCTGCATCTGGCCGTTCGGAGCAGAGACCGGCACAAGAAGAATCTGAGGCGGATAGCGCTTGCAGAACACCCCCGCGCCCGGCGCCGAGATATGCCGGTGCGCGCACGATCTGCAGGTCCTGCCGCCGATGATCACAGGGCTTCTCCTGAAAAACTGCGCGACGACGACCGGGATTACTACTCCCCGCTCAAATCTTTCGACCGGGTGGGGTTGCACCACCATCGCCTCATCGTCGCGCACCTGGGGGCAGGCCGAATATCCATAGTATAGGATTATTAATCCGTCAAGCGCCGGTTACGCGGCGCGCCGCAAGACATCGCCGACCTGAGCGGCGTACCATCCGGCGCCACGCGCCGACCGCACGCCGCGCGCATTGAGCGCGTCAGCAATCGCAGCAAGCGACATGCCCTGATCGCGAAGCGGCCGGATGAGCGGCACAATATTCTGCGCGAAGCGATCAGCCTTGACTCCGATCGCCGCCGCGGCGGCCTCGCGCGTAACCGCGGTCGGCTGGCCGGTGCGGAACGGCAGTCCGGCCCTGGTCACGCCACGAACCTTCGCAGCGGCCAGCGCCGCCTTGGTCCGCTGCGAAATCATCGCACGCTCACGCTGAGCCACCGCGGCGAAGATATGCAGCATGAACGGGTCCGCCTCGAGGCCGAGCTCGCACGCATAGAACGGCACGCTGCGCGCCATCAGCCCGGCGATGAACGCGACGTCGCGGCTCAACCGGTCCAACCTGGCGACCAGAACCGCGGCGCCGAGCCGCTTCGCCCTGGCGAGCGCGGCCGCCAGAACAGGACGGCGTTCGAGCGCGTCGTCGCCCTTGCCGGTCTCCACCTCGACGCATTCTTCGACGATTTCGATGGCGTTTACACCCGCAAACAGCGCGATAGCGGCGCGTTGCGCCTCAATTCCGAGCCCGCCGCGGCCCTGCTTGTGCGTGGAAACTCTGAGGTAGGCGATCATCTGTCTCATGCCGGTTCTCCCTAAACAGATAGTTATCGTGAAGGAGAATCAGAGGGTTAGCAACTATTTTCGCTATGGAGTTCAGACGATTCTGCTCGGCGGGAGGGTCGGCATAACTCATTGTTACCGCTACGGATTTTAGAATTTTTGGTGGGGCGAGGGCGAAGGGGCACTTCGGCATAGGGGTGGTCCGCGGTCCAATCAGCCGGAAAATCAGGCGAAAAAGCAATCTGTTTGGTGGGACAGATTCCATACGCGCACGGATTGCCTAGCAATATCAACGACTTAGCGGCTAAGCGTCAGCTGCGCCAGGCTCGGTCGCCGGGCGGGCCTGCAGCCAATTTCGTCGCGATTAAAGGGCCTCGGCGGGCGAAATTTCGTCGGATGTGGAATTCGACGATGGTTCAGCGGCGAAGCTAACAAACGGTTATCGTTTCTTTTCCCGGAACCCCGAACCGCCTGTTACCGGCGCCGTCGGCTCTTGCCAGGCGCGATTCGCAGGCGCAACGCGAGAACTCGGCGTGAAATGAGACGCCGTAACATTCTGTTCGTCTACACCGCTGTCTACACTAACGAGGAAAGGCGCAATCTGCATCTTGATGAGCTTAGAGACGCTCACTTGCTGGCGCGCCGCAGCGTCCAAAAACGCAGCTCGCTCTTTCCGAGAGACGCGACAGGACAACGGGCGAAGATTGCGACTGACCATTCCTGCGAATTACCGCATCGACCGAATATCGCCAAGCCTGCAATTATTTTTAACTCATCGCTTGACAACGGGTTAAAATGCGCGCATCATCGCGACAGTTCAAAGGAGCAACGCAAATGATCAAACTCACAATCGCAATCGATCTCGACAATTCGGCTTTTGAAAATGACCGAATCGGCGAACTGCAGCGCCTTTTCGAAAACCTCTGCGAACGTTTACCGGAAGAGGGAGCGACCAGCGCGGAGATAAGCCTACGCGACTCAAACGGCAACTGGGTCGGCAGCGCTCAGATTATCGACGCCTAACTCCTCAAAACTGCGCGTCGCGGCGCGCAGCCTTGGGCAGTCAACCAAAGGAGCAACGCAAATGACCACCTACAGCAACCCGAGAATATCCGCCACAATCGAGAACTGGCCGCACGGAAGCCAGCGCGTCACGGCCGTCTTCACGATCGAAGTCGACAAGCGCGGCGAACGCGCGGTTCGCGTCACGACAGGCGCGCCCAAGAAGCTCACTTACGCTCGCCAGATGCGAATCGTCGATGGCGACGATGGCCGAACCTACATCGCCGAACGCAGCATGTATGGCCACGTGACGATCATGCGCGGCGACATGAAGTTCCGCCACGAAACCATCTTCAGCGGCGACGCTCGGCACGCTGAACTGCTCAAACTGTTTGCCTGAACGCCAGCCCATGCCACTCGCTCGCGGCATGCACGGGCGATCAATCTCGACGTCTAACCGGAGCAACGTAAATGACCGAATGCCAACGCAATATCGCAACGTGGGAGCAAAGCGTCGAGTATTACCGGGAACGTCTTCGCCGCTGCGACGTCACAACGGAACCGTCGATCCGCGTTCAGATAGCGCTCGCGCAGGCCGTTCTCGACGCGTTGAATGCCTTCAACGCCGACTATCTCGCGCGCATTTCTGCGCAGAACGCCTAACCGGAGCAACGCAAATGACCAAAATCGAACGCTGCGAAATCACCGGCCTGCGAATCGATCGCAACGCGCCGACGCCCAAAAGCTTCGTCCTATCAGGCGCCGCCAACGCCGCGCGTTGAGGATCTGCCGCCGGGCGCATTCAATGGAACACAAGCGCAATTCGAGCAGATGTCACCGGGCATGCGCCGCGAAATCGCACGCTACACCGCCAAGAAAGCTTCGGAGACTCCGAATGTTTGACTCACCCGCCGCTCCGGCCCCTGCACCCCAACTTTTCTGGTTTTTACTAAGCAACGCGCTGCGGCTGGCAGTCGTCGCAGTTGCGACGGCGGGTTTCGTCGCCGGCTGCGCGCTGATGCTGGAGGCGCTCAAATGAACACGAAACAGCTTTACGCCGAATGCAGTGAATACCTCGATTGGCTCAATCACAGCTTCGGCCCGAACTGGGTTCTGGCGCGTCGCACGTCGCGAATCACCGCCAAATACGGCGAAAACGTCAACTGCATCAGCGCTGAGACTTACAAAAAAGCGCAGCGCGCCTTTCGCTTGGCTCACGGCGCCGAGCACGACGCGCCGCGCGCTGCGATGTATCTGGCTCTTCTCGGCGCCGAGGCGACCCTCTCGATGTGCGCCGGCAGGCTGCCTGAATACGCCGAAGTTCGGCGCAAAGAAACGATCGCCATGGTGCGCGACGCGATCAAAGCCGAACAAGCCACGTTCTGAGGCCGATTGCCGGGCCAGAATTGACCGCCTGATGGCCTCGGACGTTTCGCCGGGG